AACTTCTGAGACATTTGCATTTTCTAACATACAACATTTTATACATAATAACACTTGACATTATTAGTGAATGGGTCTATAATATCACTATAAAGACTAACAGTTTTCCCCCTCTAATCTGATGACAGTTCTTTACACACAGGATCAGAAAAAGCAAGTGAGAGTAACACTAACTCTTTCTGTGTTAAGTGATTTTAATGCCAGGCAAATTGATTGGAGAAAGTTATTTGAATTAGAGGATAATGAAGAGGTGGAAAGTTATATTGAAGAGTTGTAAATATCTCACACTAAATGTTATTAGACCTGAGTAAGTCTCTAAACTATTCTGTACACTTTATTATGGCAATTATGTCTAAGAACTTCGCACTTTTCCTGTTAGATGTTGTTGATACTGGAAATGACATATTAACAGTTTTGGATGATATTGTAGAGGTGGAAGATACAGCATTATAACTAACAACAACTGTGTGGGTGCTATTTAACAGATAGTGCTCACACTTTATTAGTATTAGTATTAGTGAACAGGACAGTTGTTTTGTTGTTATATGTTATTATTATGGGGTGCGTGATCGAAAAAAAGCAAACTACCCTAACCTACAGAGGTGACAAATTGAGATGTATATATAAAAATCTTTAAAATTTTTCTCAGGTAAAAAACCCCCTCATGAAGTTTTTATTATTATTGCCTTTTAGAATAGGAAGATTTTGTATGTTTACCACCTTAGGAATTGTGGTGGTTTTCATATATAACATAGTAACATAGAGAATATGGAAGACACCAGTTATCACATATATGCCAGAGATAAAGTATTATATTGTAATTTGCCCAAAGAAGATTTTGAAGAGAAATGGCAGTTGTTGAATGTGATGGTAGGGTTGATTAAAACAGACTATACTCAGAAGGATTTATCATATATTAAGTTAGGCCCCAAAGCAGGTATTGGAGGACCAGGTAGGGTAATCCACAAACAGGAATGGGAAGAAGATTCTTATTGACATATACATAATATCACTGTATAATTGAATTGAAGGAATTACACAATTATGGCAAAAGGATTTACTGTTAAAGCAGCATCACCTAAACCCAAAGCAGAGAGTTGGGATTATGATGCTATCAAAGAGAGAATGAAAGGTAAGACCATAGTGTTTTGCTTACCAGGTAGAGGATGTAGTTATATCTTTTTAAAGAATTTTGTACAACTATGTTTTGACATGGTACAGAATGGAATGTCTATACAGATTAGTCAAGACTATTCCTCTATGGTTAACTTTGCTAGATGTAAGG